GGTGAATGACATTTTGTTGTGAGTGTGAACAACATCTTCTTCAGTGTGTCCGTAAGTATTACAAGAAAAGCAGTAGGTATGCCCGTCAGTGTATAAACTGTTTGCATCACTACTGCCGCAACTATCACACGGTAAGTGCCTGACGAACTCGCTTTCGGAGGTCTGCATATGCTCGTGCTTGTGCATCGTGATAGTCGAACCAGGAATCAAGTGCGCGGTAGAAACCTTCAATAAGGTTGTCTACAGTATCGGGTCGGTCAGCATCAACATCAGCAAGGTAATCACTGAAGCCTTCAGCATAGAACTCAGGTGTGCCGTAAGTCAAGTTAGCCATTCGATTGGGATGGAGTGAAATGAACAGTATTGGAAGCCGTGTTTTTCACACCACTTCGCATAAGTAGTCTTAGATCCTTTGTAGATCTTGTTATAGGGTGCTTGAAAGACGAATCGAATATCTAAGTCGGGATTCGCTTTCTTCACTGCGATCATCTTCCTTCGGTCTTCCTCCGTCAGGCGTCCCTTTGTTTCTAAGTAGACACCATTCGGTAAAAGAAAGTCGGGTGTGTAGTTGCATTGAAGAATGTAAGGAACTTTGGTTGACTCGTACTCAAAAGGTACCTTCAAGCTTGAGAGAAGATCAGCAACCTTCTCTTCAAGACCTGAACGGTACTTAGCCATTAGAAATCATCTTCCTCTACTTCAGGTGCGGCAGTGATGTTCGGTTCAGAAGTCTTGTAACCCTTTGTTTGACCAAAGAGAGCTGCCACTTCAGTTTCACCAAGATCGCCTGTATCAACACCAGCAGCAGATCCAACCGTAACCACTTGGATACCGACAAGCTTGAGACTTGTACCATAGGTGACACCATCACGGAGGATGTATGGCTTCTGACGGAAGGCAAGCTTGACCGTAGATCCACTGTAGATCGGCGTGTTGGGGTCAGCAATAGGTGTTCCTTCTGTATCAACGACAGGTGGTTTAGTTTCCTCATTCCAGCTGAACTTGACTTTGTACTTTCCATCAGACACTTCCTCCCAAGGTTCAGGTTTAAGGGTGGAACGCTTCGGGTTCTTCAGTTTAGATTCAGCCCACTTAAGGGAATCAACTCGATCCTCTTCCAGTTTCTCAACCAAAGATTGATCGACAAGAGCAGACAATGAATAGCCAAACTTACTTGGCTTCAGTACAGCTTGGTAGCCTTCAAGGACAACAGGCTGTTGGGTAACGTGGATGGTTTGTGCCATTAACAAAAAAAGTAGGTGGATTCGATTACGGATTCCGGTTCAAGGTCTCCGACAATCGGTGGGTCAGTCTCTGCTCCAATGTGTGAAGCAAAGTCTTTTAGATAATCATGCTCTGCAAACAGGTGCATGTAGGTTTGTCGTACAATGCTAGACAGTGAAGACATGTCAGTAGCTCTACATAACACGGAATCATGGATGAGAGCAATGGGTGCGTCAAAGCGTAAGACACTCAAGTGTAGCAGGCTAGCATCAAGACTGTGGATCAGATTAGGAGCTGTTGCATTCTTGTGATGGTTGAGATCAACCTCATCAGAATCGTCAACTGCGACCTGCATCTTACAACGACCCAAAAGTTGTAACTCAATGGAGACAACCAGCTTCTTGTTTAACTTTTGATGGACAACAAAACCAGATGGTGTCGTCCATTGAAGATACTCCTTACCAGCTTTGATTGCATTAGCAACCTCTTGTTCAATCCAAGACATAACAGCCATAGGACCAGGTACGACAACATCCATGGCATTGCGTACAGCCTTAACTGTCTTGGTTAGGTCTTCCTTGCTGATCTCTACACCTTTTTCTTTGAGTGCGTCTCTGATGTACCCACGATTAGAGAAAGGTTTGGCATTGTAAGGGACAGTCATCACGACACGCTTAACTGTCTTCCTATCCATGTAAGGCTGGATAGATTCAGGACAGTAAGGTGCAGCAGTCTCTGCAACTACCTTGTAAGCATCTTGTGGCTTATCACCAGGCAAGACATTCACAAGACGTGCAGTTGATTTATCTCTAGCCAACCCTGCTAGGATTTGTAATCCTGAGCAAGTAGCATCTGTAGCAACCATCAGTCGTGTGAACTGCCTATCGGCAACTACGACACAATGATAGTACTCCTCAGCTGCTGCTAGGAACTGCCAAGGTTCTTCTACATTCTCCCAAAGATGTAAGTTACCAATGGGATCTTGCGATATGAGTGTGAATAACTCATGGTTATTTCTTGCCCATTCAAGACGCTCAGTCATTGGTGCTTTATCAAGACCAAATGTAGTAGCTACTTGAAAGGCTAACCAGTCCTCAGCTTCAGGTGTCATAAAAGACCCATCAGCAAAGACTAATAGACTTTTTCCAAAGTCAGTACACTGAGGTGTAAGATAGGCGGGAATAGGATAAGCTCTTCCTCTATAGTCAAAGCTCCAAGGTATGTAGAACCTAGCTACGTCCTTGAACCTTCTCACTGCCTCCATTGTCATCCTAGTGCGACAAGATTTCTTGTGCTCTTGATGTTGCAAGTCTTGCACATGAGTAGCTGCTCTGTTGTATGCCTTACGAGCCTCTCGGTTCTCTGCAATATCAACAGGCTTAGGTGGTAACTCATGTTGTACAACAGGTAGAAACTTACCAACCTCCCTCCCTAACCTTTCTAACTCCTCAGCAACTTGTACTGTGAATGGGTTTAGAGTAAAAGCAACCTTCTGAATCTTGTTCAGAAAGTTGATCGGTGTTTCCCCCTGTATAGATGTGGGGTTACCCCTACGTACTAGATCATGCCCTCGCATCACCTCATTCAGTAGATAACCTCCTGGCCTGTCCTTGTCGTTTGTCCAATCGTTAGGCTCAATCAACATTGGCCAAGCAAGTGGAGCAAACAACTCAGCATCAGCCATCACCTTGTCCTTGACAGTAAAAAACTTAGGTGTCGGAATTACATAATGAACACGCTTGCGCCCTTCTTGACGCATGTCTTTGGTAAACCATTGTGATGTTTCAATAATACAATCGAGCAACCACCCACCAAGTTTAATGCGATTAGTAGCACCCCATGTTTGCCAGCGTTGAATGTCTTTGCGATTCATCAACGTCTGTATAGATGTTAGACGCTGTTGAGTGCCTGATGATTTGTGCCAATAGTTCTTCTTCAAAATATTCAAAAGACCAGGAGCACAGCGTTCATAGTAACGCATCTGACACTCAGCTTCAACTGCTTTACCGATAGCTTCGCAAACAGCTGTAAGGCGATCACTACCTTCCTTGCAGCTAAATACCTTGTCAAAGGTTAGCTTCAGTGCAATGGCAGCAGCAGCTAGCGGTTCTAGGTCACTGATGTATTGTGCAATCTCTTTGAAAGCTACACCATTTTGTCTTCTGTATATTCGCTCATTCGTATTCTCGATACGCTCTACCAGTATAGGTAAAAGCATGTCGATAGACGCAATACCATAGACAGAAGCTGATGCATAACTCTTCTGCTGTAGTGCGTCCGTGTTATCCCTTAATCGCTTGAGTCCCTGACGTATTTGATCACGCTCAAGCTGCACCTGTTCATCAATCTGAGCAGGTGTAGGCATCAGTTATCCTCCCAATCGAGAGGTACCTCTACCTCATCAAGACATACAAGTTGAGCAAGCTCAGGATACTGCTCAGCAAACTCTTGGAACTCTTCAGAAGTCAGGATCATTGTCGTAATCAGAAATGTTAGCAGGTGAAATGAAATGAATGGAATCGTGATCAGCAACTACGAACTCCATGTTCCTAGCGTTGATCAACTCGTTGACTTTGTTCTGTGCTGCAGAACGTTGACGATACACAAACTCTTTGACCTTGTGTGTATCAAGATCAGTGGCACGAATCACACAGCATACACTGCTGGGTAGCTCCCAACCGCCTACCTTCCAAGACATTACCTCCTCAAAGGTATGAGGTACAAACATCTCATCAGGTGCGTCCTTGTATTCTTGCCAGTTGTTGTCAAAGTAAGGCTTACGTTTACCACTCATCGGTTATCTTTACATTTAGTAGTTGGTCATTACGTTCACGGGACAACTCTAGAGCACGCCATGCAGCAGCCTCAGAGTCGGGTGCTAGGAGATACCAAACACCTGAACGCAGAGTGATTTCGTACTCACGAAGTCCTTTGTAAGTTGTGTACATGTGTTGTTAAGCTGATGAACAAAGAGACCAAATGTGTAGCCACAAGTATACACAAAGGCGATACTTGCAGCTATTATGAGTGTGAAAAACTGTAGGTATTGTCCTACTAATACATCGCTAGGTAGTTTCATCGAAGTCAAAGTAAAGATCAATCTCGCACCAGATGCGACGTTGAATGTCATCAGCTAAATGATCATCACTCCATTCTGCGTCCCTGTTGATAAGAGCAGATGTGATGCCACGTTCTATGCAATCTTCAAGGATTGCTTGTGTGTTTGGTGTCATACTTCTAATTCATTTGCGTAAACAATATCAATGTTGCCGTCATCATAGACATTGATGAAACGACAAGCATTCTTGAATGCCTCATCATACGTATCGTATGCTGCAAGCAATTCAGTTTGTGATGGTGTACGTTCAACAACGTAGTAATAGGATTTGTCAGTCATACTCCGTGTTCAAATGCTTGGTCAGTGAAGTCATTCTGAAATGACCTAATCTTCTCTAACTCATCATCAGTTAATGCAAACTTCTCAGGCATACTGATTGCACAGTTGATTACCTTGAGTAGTGGCATGAACTCATCAGGAAAGACAGCAACAGGTACTGATGTGTCATGTACAAATTCAGTCATTCATCATCCTCAGTATAGAATGTGAACGAGTTGTCACCAGTATAGTAACCAACATGAGAGATGTTGGCGTTGATGGTGTAGTTGGTGGAAAGTTTCATCAGTTGTTGGTATCGTCGAAGGTGAAGTAAGTGTCCAGTTGTAGCCAGATCTCTTTGCGTAGTTGATCACTTAAAGCAGTAAGATCTTCAGGATGCTCACTAGTATTTAATGCAATAGTGATACCATCATCAATCAGCCGCTCAAGCAGTGCTTGTATTTTTAATTCCAT